ATCCAACCTTTTCACTGTCGTTATAGTTGGTTATATATAGGATTTTACTCATATTTTATTCCAATCTTGTAATGGAGATAACCATGCTGTTTCACCGTGGGTAGAATAACCAGGTAAAGGTGTAACTAACAATTCATTATTTTTCCTTAATTCTAAAAACATTTGGAAGTCATCAGGATGTGTCCCTGATGTCCATTTTCTAAGTATAGGTTCACATCTTTTTAATGTACTAACTTTAGCAGCAAACGTCATAGTTGTACTATTGGTTATTTTCCAGTGACACGAATCTGTTAAGTATACTCTTGTGTCTTCAGCACCACCTTCACAATAAGGATTACCACCCTTACTTGGGACCATGTATTTATCTGGGTGGTCGTATAATGAAACGAATGCTGCTCCCAATTCAAATGCTTCTTGAATTATTTTTTGAGACCCAGGTTTATGGAGATAATCATTTTCTATAAAGTAAATAATTTCATCATCGTCATATGTTAAAGCTTCGTCTAACGCTAGATTAAATGTTGCTGCTCCATTACCCTTTTCAGTATACAAAATACAATTACGTGTTACATATTTTTGAATCATATCATTAGTATCGGATGATACATTATCTGCTATAACACTCCAAATTGAATCGTCAAATTCTTTAGTTGCATTCGCTAAACATGCTTCGTTGGTAATATAATCTGGTTTTACCTTAGCGTAACCACTGTCTGATATTCTGTATATAACTCTCATATTCTTTTTTATATGCTGCTAGATTTTGACCAATTTGGATTAATTCAAATCCTAAGTTTTTAAATTTTAACATTAACTCATTGCTAAGTGGTGTAGAATTAATTTCCCATAATACTATTTTAAAATCATATTTAGATAAATCTATGTTATGTAATACTTTTTCATCTTCACCTTCGATATCAGTAAATAAAAAATCTATGTTCTTTAAATCATATTTATTAGTTAACGCTTCAAAATTTAAAAAATCTAATTCTATTTTTTTACCGTACTTTTCCCAAGAATGACCTTTTTGTTTAGTATGGTTTTCGGATAAAGAACTTACTTCGAAGTTATCACCTTTAGGTTTATATTCAGGATAATCTACTAAATAAAAATCAACTTTTCCAAAAGGCACATTAGGGTCTGATTTTATAACTGAGGGTTCAATACTAACATTTTTAATATCAATATAATTCTCAGCTAAAATAGGAAGACATTTGTCTATAGGTTCAACCAATACTATTTTATTAAACTTTTTATATTCTTCTATGAATTTTTGGACATGATCGTTACCTACATTAGCCCCTAATTGTACTAGATTCATTTTAATTAAATTTTATACCCTTAACAGTTTCACCGTTTTTAGGGTTGTGTGAGTTATTAGTAAATAAGTTAGGGTATATACCCCATTTGTATATAAATGTCTGCGCCGCAGGTGATTCAGATGAAATCATTTCTTCTTTATTTTTACCTTTTTTAGTTGCCATACTTACAAAATGATAAAAATGTGCCTTAGATGTTCTACTAAATTTTAAACCATTTAATTCTAATTTAAGGAAAAAATCCCAATCACATATAAATGGGGATTTATAAAGTGTATCAAACCCACCAACAATCATATAGTCTTTTTTAGACATAGCAAAGGGAAATATTCCCCCATCAGGAGTTGAAACATCATTACGTATTGTTGGTTCATATTGTTTAAACCCCTCATAATCAAATTTACTTGGATGTAGACCAAAATCCTTTACGGGAAAACCAAATATGCCATTAAAGGGTTCAATTTGGTTAATTGTTAATACATGACCATATTCTAATTCTTCCTCGATAACTTTATCCCAATCTTTACACAATACGTTATCATCATTAATTATAACAATAGTTTCATTATCAGCATTACAAACCCCTAGGTTTAATGCCATTTGCATACCTTGGTTTTGTTCTAAGGGTAAAAAATTAATTTTATCCTGATATTTTTCAACAATATGTTTGGATTCTTCAACAAACCCATCTAATATTACTATAATTTGGTTTTTTGTAGATTGTCCTTCTAATGCTGATTCTAGACATATATCTAGACATTCTGGATTTCTGTATGAAGGTATAATTAAACTTACCATTTATAATGTTTTTTGTATTTGTGCGTATCTTTCGTTTTGTTGTTCTTGTCTTTTAATTTCTTTGTTGTGGTAGATACAATAGGTTTCTTCCGCTGGGAGAACAGCATAAGAAGTATACCCTTCTACCATTCCATGTACCTTGTGTCCTGACCATTCTATTACAGAATTGTTTTTGTATATTCTTTTCTGTGGGTCAGGGAAATTAACCCATCCTTTATCATTTACATTCCATCCCCATTTATTAATATGTTCTTGGGTAAGACCTTCAACTAAATTAACTCGTGGTGTTATTAAAACATCTATAGGATTAGACTCAAGTATTGCTTTTAAATTAATTACTAAAGTCTCTGAAGGAGTTTCATCAGCATCTATTTGGAATATATAATCTCCAGTACATTTGGAATTCATATAATTCTTATTTTCTAAGAAATTTTGTTGAAAATCAAATGGAAATGCTACTACTTTATCTTGGTGGTGTTCTAACACATCAAGTACTTCTCCTGTGACTCTATTGTTATCATAAACAATTACAATTTCATCCTCTTTATCTATTATAGGGCTAATGAATTCAATCAAATGTTGGAGCTCCCTAGCCTCATTGCAAACTGTTATTCCGTAACTTATTTTCATAGTTTATTCTGGTAATACCCCAATATACGAAAGAGCATCCATATAATCACGTTCTTCAAAACGTTTTATACTAGTCATATCAGGTTTTGTTTTTGTTTTATATTTTTCTTGGTCTTCTTTACTTAGTTCCACAGATTTTACAGCAGACCAAGTCCATTCTTCCTTACTAGTACCTTCTGCAAATACCATCCCACTTTCAACATTAATACTATTAGGAAGCCATACTAATCCCGTTTTGGAATCAGTCCAAGCTAAGTCTTTATAAATTTCAGGGAGCAATTCAAATTGTTCCTTATAAAAATCAGTATCGGGTTTCATTAAGGTGTTGGACCAGTACCCGCAAGATAAACTGTAGAAGTTGGTGATATCTTTATTTACTTCTACCTTATAACATAAATCGCCACCGGATTTAGGACATTGTATAATTTCGTCGTGTTGCATGTTTTATAATTTAGGTGTTTGTAATTGTGGTAAACTTAATTTAATTTCTTTAGGAAATTCAGGAACATTTTTAAGTGTTTCACTTATTAACTGTTTCATAGATTCCCAACTAAACTCTGATTTAATTTTAAATCCTTGTTTTTTACCCCCAACAATATAATTTTTATATTTATTCTTTACATCTTTAAAGGCATCTGTAGCATTTTTAGAACCTACCTGGAACCATTGGGTTTCTTTTAATAACCATTTATTAGCAGCGGATGCATGAACGTTTTCTAAATTTCCAGGCAATACTATACTATTAGTTGGGTCTATAAAATCCATATGCCCCGACCAACCTGAAACTATTATTGGTTTTTTAGATAAACAAAACTCTGATAAAGGTCTACCATACCCTTCCCCTTTTGTTAATGAAACCATAGCTTTCACTTTAGGGTGATTATATAACTCATTCATTTCGGTATCTGAAAGATTACCATTTAATAAGTATACATTAGGTAATTTAACAGATTTTTTATAAGATTTTTTAATTATATTAATTTTATCTAGTAAAGCTTCTCTCCCAATATAACTGTTTCTCCCAGTAGAGGCTTTTAAAATTAATGCAGGTGGGTTTGATTGGTTTTTAAAGGCATCAAAAAAGTATTTAACTGTAGCTCCTACATTTTTCCTGTCATGTCCAAAGTCCCCTTGCATCCAATGTCCAACAAATAAGTAACAAAAGGATTCTTTAATTGAAGTTAAATCTAGTTTTACTTCGCTTGGTTTTAGGTACTTATAAACATCTAGGTTTACACCTTCAAATATAGTATAAATAGGTTTTTCCAATTTAGTTGTACCCATAGGTTGTTGGGTTTGTGGGTGTTTATTTTCAAAACTAACTGATTCAAATACTTCTTTACTATGGTTTGATGAAACCCAATTCATGTCCATTCTATTTAAACCTTCAACCCAACCTTTATCACAACCTGTACTTTCAATACCAGCTGTACAACCAATGTTAAATTTTCCTACTTTTTGGAATTCATTTGGAATTGTTATCTGCATCCAAATATCAGGTTTTTCTGTTAACTGTTGAGTTGAATGGTCCCATAAGAACATCCACTCTTTATGGTCCTTACAAAAATCGGTTGGAGTATCCCCCCACCTTTGGGGTAAAAGTTTAACATCATATTGGTCTAATTCAATAATAGCTTTAATTATATCTCTGGAACGTGCTCCGTATCCACTGTAAGTGTCGAATGGGCAACTTATTACAAAACTTGGTTTACTCATTAGTATATTAATTTATGGTTTAAAAATTTTCCTTTTTGCTCTGTAGCGTTAATTATTTCAAAATCTTCTCTAGGTTTCCAAACTTTAAATAACTCTTCAAATGCTTCTATTACTCTTTCTGCTTGATGTTTTGCTGTAAAACCTGCTTCTTCACTTAAAGCCCATTCTCTACCTTTTAATCCCCTAGCTTTACGTTCTTCACGACTTAAATTATAAATCTCTTTATATCTATCTGCCGCATCTTCCCAAGCACATCTATCATCATATATATAAGGAGTTGGAGGTGATCCTTGTATTGATCTTGAAGTTGGGTATACTGGAAAAGCCCATTCACCGTGTTTTTTATAAGTACCTCTATGATTTGAAGGTACATCAGCACTTGGTTCAAACCACTTACCATTTTCATCTTCAAATCTCATTTGGTCTTGCATTCCACCTGTTGCGTTAGCAATAATTGGAGTTCCTGCTAATATTGCTTCTGTAATTGTTAACCCCCAACCTTCATTAGATGTTAATAACACTTGAGCATCAGCTATATTATATAAGAAGTTTAATCCTTTTCTGTCCAGCTTTTGGGTAGAAAATATAATACATTCTTCATAATTTTCCCCAAAGAGGTACTCTGCTACTTTATTTAAATCAGTCCCATGATCTGTAATAATTTCAGTGTGAAGAATAAATCGACACTTTAATGCTTTTTCTAATGGTAATGAATCTAAAAATGCTCTAAAAGCTACCATAGCATCCGGGATTTGTTTCCTACGAATATTTCTTGAGTTAAAGAATAACACATAATCTATATCTTCTTCACTACCTATCCTGTCTTTTTTAAAAGCCATCATTTCATTATACAATTCATGATCCTTAGTAATAGGAAAATAATGAGTTGAATCTAAACCATGAGGTATGTACCTGAATACTCTATTATCATTATTAACATCTTCTAATACTAGCTTATTAATGTTAACAGTTTGTTTTGAAATACCCATTAACAAATCACAGGCCTCATAGTAAGGTTGATTATATCTAGGAGCTGGGTAGTCATCCCAAATATTAAGATATGCTATTGGTGCTAATTTTCTTAGTTGGTCCTCCATGTTAAAAACATGGGTGAAATATCTTGGATCTGTAAATAACATTATAGCATCCGGTTTTTCGATATTAAATATGTTTTGAATCTCCTGTGATGTTCCATAACCATTAACACAATATAAGAAGGTAGATGCATCTTCTACTTTGGAAAGTTTTGAAGTATCACCACTTATATCTAATCTTTTTCCTTGATCTGGGTGGTTAATAGCTCCTGCAACATTCACCCAATTAAAGTGATGGGAGGTAGCTATAATAATTTCTTTTGCAACTGTGGCAACACCTGAATGTACTCTAATGTCATCACATATAAGCATTATTTTTTTTCGCTTATCTTTGGGTAAATGTTTAAAACTTTTATTCATTTTTTTTATAATTCAATATTAGATTGGTTTGTAATTTGTCGTCTAAAATCTTCATCTGTAAGGTACAAAAATAAGGCACGATCCGCAAGTTTTTGAAAACTAAATTTTCTTTTTACACACTCAATTTTAAAGTTCTCGAATAGGGGGGTTTGTACTTTGACACTAGTTAATGTCTGTTTTTTTTGGTTTGACATAATATTTATTTTTAATAACGTTTATTAGTAATACATATATATAATTATATTAGTAGATTATTCCTTCCCCACAATGTTCTTTATCCTCTTTATAAGGACAAAAATTGCAATTCCATTTAGATGGTGATTTGGGGTAATCAGCATCTTTTATTTTACCACTAGAGTTAAAACATTCATTTATAAAACTATTAATAGCATTTTTTGCTCTGCCTAATTTAATTTTACCACTTGGTGGGGTAAATGTTTGTACTCTATATGCTTGATGTGGGGACATTAATTTCTCATCGTCCCAATCTAGCACTTTTCTTTTTAGAATAAAAAACTCAATTTCAATTTTTTCAAGAGGAATATTATATTGCTCAGAAAAATATTGTTTATATAGCAATAATTGGAATTGTTTATCTTCATTCTTTTTATCTTGGTCTCTCCAACCCCTAGTGCTGGTTTTTATATCGATTATCTTAAATGTATCTGTTGCTTCGTGGTATGTAACAACATCAAGATACCCCATATATAACACGTTATTATACATTTTATTTGGTGCCATTACAATTGGTATTTCACAACCAACTAAATACGTACCTTTTTTACTAAAATAAGCACTACGTTTTTTCTTAAACCAGTTTAGGATAGCAACTCCATCCTCAAAAAACTCTCTCATCTCATTAGCTGAGGAGAAGTGTTCGTCTTTATTTGATTTATATTGTTTTTGATACTCACCTATAAATTTTTCTTGGAATAAATCTTCCATATCTATTTCTCTATCAGCGGCAGCAAATGATCTTTCGTAAGATACATCTAAATAGTGTTGCATTACTTCATGTATAGCTGTCCCAAATACAGTATGTATAGAAGATGTAAATCGTTTGATTTTATCTTTATACTGAAGTTTCCACCTATGAGGGCACCCTCTAAATATAGACATCTGAGAATATGATATATTCTTTTGATATGCATAATTAACAGGTGCAGGTGGGTTATTCCTTATTTCCTTTACTATTTTTGGGAGTTTTTTCGCCAAACTATTTTTTCCATTTATCGCGACCTACTAAAAGACCGATTATACCATAATTGGCTATATCAATAAAAGTATCTTCCATACCTTCACCTTTAACATAATTTCTACCATTAACCATTAAATTTCTTAAACGCGATATTTTATCCGTTAATCTAATAGCTAACCCAGTTAATGAGAATTTTTTATCATCGCTATTATTAACGATATCCCCGCCTAAAGCAATGTTATTTAAACCATAATCCATATGTTTACGGGCAAACATTTCATACATTTCATCTTGTATAATTTGAAACTCATTAGATAATTCTGGGTATTCTTCTTCAAAAATAGTGATGATTTGGTTTGCTTCATCATCCATAAATTCTTTGATTTTTTTATCTGGATATTTGGAATCCATAATTTCTCTATCACTCATAACTTTTTCTAATTCCTTTTTTATTTCTGATTGTGCGTCAATACCAAAATGGCTTGGGTTTTCTTCAAAATATTTCGATATTGAACTACCCATTTAGTTGTCCTTTATAAACTTCAGTGTCAAAATACTTATCTAGTGCAGATAATCTATCATCGGCATCAACTAACATAGCAAGTGCTTCTTCAGCATTTTTATAAAAGTCTCCGGTTGAATGGTCTCCAATACCCACTGCTTTATTACCTAATAACTCTAGTGATAATAATGCCTTTGCTTTATCTGCTTGTGCCGATAAGCGTAACATGTTTACTAATTTATTCATTTTAATAATGGTTTTATTTCTTTTGTATTTAATCCTCTATTCGATAATATACGACTGATTTGTTGGGTATCCAACAAAAGTATCGATTGTTTTGCTTCTCTACTTGAACATTTTAAATGATCTCTTAAATGTTCTATTAATTCTTTATTTGGTTCCTTAGATTTTGATTTAATATATTTATTCCATTTATTATTTTTAGGGATAAATTCTTTATAGACATTGTAAATCATTCTCTTTTCCTGTGGAGGTAAATCCTGGACATAATTAACTACTTCTATATAGTTAGGGTTCATAGACATGAATCTATGGATCATATAACTATTCCAAACTTCCCAGTCTTTATCTGTAAAAGATTCAACTGGAGGTTTGGTTGAGTTAATTGCTTTTAACCAATCAAAGATGTTTTTCATTTAACAAAGTTCGTCCTTAAGTTCTTCTCTAAGTTCTAATGGGATTCCATCTTTTAAAATTTTGTTAGTTGTAGGATCGAAAAAAACAGGAATAGGCATGATTGCATCATTATCTGTACCTGCTACAAATTTAGAAATTTTTCTTAAAATAATTCCAGATTGGAATAAACTTCCACCTTCTGAGTTTTTAATGCCTTCGGTTGTTTGAAGGTCAATTTGGGGTTGTTGTAACGGTTGTTCCATAATTTTATTATTTATTGTTTATTAAGTTTTGAATTAATGACATTGCATTTATTTCCTTATCAATACGGAAATTAGCTTTATATTGGTGTTCGTTTATTAAAATTGAGGCTGTACCTTCTTTATGCTCTAGGTAATCAGATGCTCTAGTGTACAATGCCTTAAATAACTCATCAAAGTCATCTACATTAGCATCCGCTATAATTTGGCGTATATCATTATAACAATCTATTTTATTAAATTTAGACCCTTCGGATAAAGCATTTATTACTTTATCTATATAATTAGATGATACTAGTACTGATTGGTCAAGCTTTAATTGGTTATCTAACGTAGATAACTGTATAGTATTAATACATTTACGCAAGTCCGGGTAATATTGGTTAATTAGTGGGACTAAATCCTTTATATCATATTTTATTGATTCTTGATCTAAAATCCACACTAAATGCTTAGCAACATCCTTTTTTGTTGGAGGTATAATTTTAAGTACTTGACATCTTGATTGTAAAGGATCAATAATACGCTCTACAAAATTACAAGTCATAATAAAACGAGTTGTACGTGAAAATGTTTCAATAATGTTACGAAGTGAAGCCTGTGCCTGTATGGTAAGGAAATCCGCTTCATCTAAAATAACTACTTTAATAGGTTCAAATGAAATAGTACTTGCAAATCCCTGTACTTTATCTCTAATAGTCTCAATACCCCTTTCATCTGAGGCATTGATATAAAGATAATCACAATCCAGATTACTAACAATAAGCTTAGCTAATGTAGTTTTTCCTGTTCCTGCGGGGCCATAAAAAATAAGATTTAAAATATCATTTTGTTCTAAGTACTTAGATAATGATTTTTTTAAATTTTCATTCCCCACGAACTTATCAAGTGTTGTAGGGCGGTATTTTTCATTAAGTAAACTATTTTCTTTAGTACTCACCATAAATGCTGAATTTTTGTTCTTGTACTGGTTCTACTGTAACTGTTTCTGTTGAAATCGCGAATAGCTCTCCCCTTAATGGTGCTAGTCTATATTCACCTCTAAATCCGGTTTTAGTCATATATGCTTCTAAGGTATCTGTTAGAGTTTTATGTACAGGACCATCAGGTTCATTTGCTACTAACCTCCATTTATCACCAGGTGGTACTCTTCTAGCAATTAAAATGAACTCTTCTACTATTTTTTGTTGTTTTTCCATGTATATAATATACGAAAAATAAATGGGGAAGACAAGCTCCCCCAATTAAATTATTTAGATTCTGCTACAGATGCTTTTTTATAATCTGTAATTACTCTTTTAATAGCTTGGGCTGCTTTTCTAGCTCTCGCTTGACTAGCTTTTGTTGTTCCACTATTTTCTGCTGCTAAGATATTGAAGTTCGCTTCAATTGTCTCAAAAATTTCCTGTTTTGTCATTTTTTTTTATTTATTTATTAATTAATTGTATTTAATTTTAAAACCCTGCTTGAAGTGCCGGGTCTATTTTAGTATTTTGTGAATTTTTATCTTGTGTTAAAGTACATTCAGTTAATAATACTGTCCCCGCAACTGAAGCTGCATTTTGTAATGCAATTCTTGTTACTTTAGTAGGATCTATAATACCAGCATCTTTAAAGTTTTCAATTTCACCTGTTTTTAGATTAAATGATTCCCAATCGCTATTATTTTTGATAATATCACGAGCTATAATGTGGGAATCAATTTCTTCCATCCCGGCATTTTTTAGGATTTGTTCAAATGGAGCACTACAAGCATTATATACAATTGCACCTCCTTTAGTGCTTGTATCAATATCGTTACATGCAAGTAATAATGCTTTACCACCACCCGGAACAATTCCTTCTTCAATGGCTGCTTTTGTAGCATGTAACGCATCATCAACTCTATCTTTCTTCTCCAACATTTCAGTTTCAGTATTACCACCAACATGGATAATTGCTACACCTCCAACAAATTTAGCTAACCTGTTTTGTAGTTGTTCTTTTTCAAATGGTGATTGTGCTTTATCAATCTGTTTTGTAAGTTCTCCAATACGTGTTTCAATATCTTCAACTTTCCCACCACCATCTACTATGGTTGTTTGTTCTTTAGTTACTGTTACTTTTCTTGCTTCTCCGAACCAATCCCAACTAAATTTATCTAGTTTCATTCCCTTTTCTTTACTAAATACTACACCACCTGTAGTAGTAGCAATATCTTCAAGAACCAGTTTACGTCTTTCTCCAAAATCTGGGGATTTAACAGCACATACATTAACAGTCCCTCGCATTTTATTTACAATAAGGGTAGCTAATGCTTCATTGTCTATATCTTCAGCAATAATTAATAGAGATTTACCTTGTGATGATACTGCTTCTAATATAGGTAATAATTCTTTTACTGTGTTTAGTCTTTGATCTAAAATTAGAATTGCTGGGTTATCTAATATTGATGACATTGTATTGTTATCAGTAACAAAATATGGAGATTTATAACCTCTATCAAATTGCATACCTTCTACTGTTTCTAAAAATGTTTCTCCGGTTCTGGATTCTTCAATGTGAACAACACCTTCTAGTCCTACTTTACCAATTGCCTGAGCAATTAATTTACCTACTTCAATGTCATTGTTTGAAGAGATTGCTGCAACTTGTTCTAGTTGTTCGTCACCTGAAATATCTTCAGATATTTTAGATTTAAGATTATCAACTACTTGTTGTACAGCCTTATCAATATCTCTTTTAATTTGAACTGCATTTTCACTATTATCTAAGGCTCCTAACCCATCACTAATCATTCTACGAGCTAGTAAGGTTGATGTTGTTGTACCATCACCTACACTATGGTTTGTTTTAACCGATGCTTGTTTTATAAGTTGAACACCTAACTCTTCGCTTGGGTCATTTAAAACAAAAGCATTGGCTACGGTTACACCATCTTTGGTAGATTGTGGGATTTCTCCTTCCCCTTTAAATATAACTACATTTCGACCATTAGGTCCTAAAGTTGATACTACAGCATCTGCTAATTTATCAATCCCTACTTTTAATTTTGTTCTGGCTTCTTTACCAAAATGTATTTGATTTTCCATATTAAATTTTAATTATTCTTTGTTTTCTATTACTGCTAATACTTGATTTTCTGGTCCTATATAATACTCTTCTCCATCATAAGGTAATTTTGTAAAACCTTGTGTGGGTAGTACTACTTTATCCCCTACTTTTAATTGAGTTGGGATTCTAACTCCTGAGAAAGAAAAATTACCAGGTCCTACTGAAATAACTTCTCCAAAGGTATTAGTATCTTTACCCATATCTGGGACTATGATGTTACCGTGTACTGTTTCTTCTGCCTCTATAGGCTTTACAATGCAGGCATTGTAGATTGCTTTAATTTCCATTTTTTATTGTTTATAAATTAATTGTTTGTGAATTTCATTATATTCGTCTGTGTAGGATTTGATTTTTTCAGCTACATCTTTATATTCTGCTATGAAATCATCTAAATTATTATAATCATCCCCATCAGCTTGTAATTGGGCGATTTTGTTTAGAGCCTGCCCCATATTAGAAACATAGTATAAAGATTTTTCGTATGTTTTAGATTTTCCCTTAGACCTAAAATGGCCTGCATCTGATGTTACAGTTTGTTTAATAGTGTAACTGTACTCATCTTTAGTAATAAAATAGGGGTCTAATCGAGAATCTCGAATTGTTTGAATCGATTTCCGTTTCTTGGGTACTTTAATTTCTGGCATATATATAACTTTTGGTTTGACCGTAATATACGAACAATATTGCGCTAGGACACGCTTTTTGGTAATAACTTTTATTTTATTTTGATTGTTTTTGCTTTTTTAGATTCCGCAATTGGAATAAATAGATGAAGCAAACCATCTTTCATTTCTGCCTCTAACTTCTCAAGTTCGAATTTAGCTGCTACTTTATAACCTAAGTTAAAAGATCGTTTAGCTAATCCTTTATAGATATAGCCACTGTAGTCAAAATCTTCTTCGTTAGGTTTATCATAGATAATTTTTAAAAGATCCCCATCAATTTCAAGTTGAATATCTTTTTTAGTTAGACCAGTACAGGCAACTTCAAAATGAAGTCCTTCATCGTCGTAAAAAATATCTAGTGGGTGTGGTTGTTTGTTTTCAAACGTTGTTGGTTGGAAAACGCCGTCTGCCTTGAATAGGTTACGGAATAGTAAGTCGAACGGGGTACGTTCATTGAATAATGTACTCATATCATTTAGTTTTTGTGAGGCCGAAGCTCTCGGTTTATTAATTTGTGAATATAACATGCGCGCCCTAGCTGCTGCAATATTAAATTCGATTATACATATATAAAATTATTTCCCTGCGTCAAAGAAAAATAATTGAAATAACCTTGATGTGTTAATATCATGACCAAAGTATACAGGTGCTGCGTGGATTAAATGAGCATCCCAGATAACTATTCGGTTAAATATATTTCCTACTTCGTCTACTTTAACATAAGGTGTAGGGTCTACAAAAGTATGTTGGTTAAAAGCTTCCATTATATTTTCTTCTCCACCCCTTAATCCTGTTTTTTTATGCATATAAAAACACGTTCCAGATTCTGTAGGTGCATCAGGAGTTAGGTAAACAGCTGCCGCATATTGTTGTGAATCACAATGATATACTGGTAGTATTCCTGCTTTACTAGATTGAAATCTACCATTCATTTCATATCCCTCCCATTTAGTAATAGACTTATTAATAATATTTTCTATTTTTTCTTTTACCCCTTCAAAAAAGAATTGTTTTCTAGTTCTTAGCCCTAAAAAACCTGAATCATCATGGTACCATTGTAGTAGAGCGAACTCTCTAACCTCATTAGGATTATTATAAAAGTTTTCAGCTACCCAAAATCTATTATTAGGTAATGGGTTTGCGCTAAATTGGTTGCTATTTATGTAACCGTATTCTGAATCTGGGTTTGAGTCGTAAATTAATTGTTTTTTCATAATTTTATTCTTGTCTACCTATATAGTAGGTACTATTAATATTATCAGATATAAATATAAATTTAGCCATACCTTTTGAAGATAGTTTAAAATAAGCTGTATCCATACCTTTGTTAGCATTTAATATTTCTTTGAATAGATTTGAATCAAAGGGCATAGGTTGGTTTAAAAACGATTCGTTAATTGTCCCTGTAATCCTATAAGTTATCTTATTTGAATAATTACTACCATCCCCAAATACAAATTCACTTATTAAATTACCATCTATGTCTTTAGTAGCTTTAATGTTTAAAAAATCATAATCAGACAAAGCATTTTTAGCTTTAATTAAATTATCTATATCAGTTTGTGTTAATTCTAATTCCATTTCCCATGTTTCAGGGTCCTTATACCATTTAGTTTTAGGTATTACTAGTGGGTCAGATAATGAATAACTTAAATCAAAACCTTCATCTGCTATGTTTAATTTATTAGACAAAGCACCTTGAGAATCTAAAGTTAATAATAAATCCCCGGTAGTAATAGATAATAATTTAGATAATTTATGAGTATCAAATATTCCTATTTCCTTATCTTCTAAATCAAATCCATTTAATTCTATCTTACACACCCTTCCTGATTCACCAGCATATACTATTAGTGTGTTGTTTTCAATTCTCCATTTTACGGCATTAAATCTCCCATTTAAATAATACTTGGAAATGAAAGATTGTAGTAAATTTTTATTTATCATTATTTTTTATTTTAAATTTCATAAGAATCAAAAGCATTAACGTATGGGTTTAAATCTAAGCTCCACCCTAAATCAGTAAAAAAACCTTCTAATTTTAGTAATAATATAGAATCAAATATTCTTTTCCTATCAGCAAATAGTGCTAAGAATTCTTTAATTTTATCAGGCATATCGTAATCTAAAAAAGCTAAACCTTCAATTTTATATGGGTTATCTTTTAAATAAATCCATTTTACTTTATCAGTAAAGGTAATCAAGTTGTGATTTTTATCTAAACCCCATAATCTTAATAAATCATTATACCTAGCTGCTGCTCGAACTGGAGCAGGTGCTCCTTTTCTTAGTTCACTAAATACTTCTCCAGGTCTAGGGTTTCTAACAATGTAACCTGATTGTTTTGTTTCCCCATCTACTTGATGAGTATATACTTTTCGTAATTGTTTAACAGATGTTGGGTTTCCCAACTTAGTAAGAGGAATATCACCTCCTAATATTTGTTTTTTAAATATTTTAATCTGGTTAATAATACTTTCTTTTTCCTCACCCTTTAACACTTGTTGTAATATATCATTAAAAAATGAACCTAAAATAGGTGGGAAATTTGCTTTCATAAACTCTAAACCTTTAATATCTAGTGTTTCTTTTTCAATACCCTCCTGTTTTGTAATCCATTGAGCATAACGTCTTGTTGCTCTAAAATATGCTGAACGGATAACACATTCGGTTTTCATTTCAAGCCTATGTCCCCCGTTAGCATTAAAACAATCTGTAGCTAGAGTATCATATGAGTTAGTAATAATATCCTGGTACTTAAGGGCAATTTCTTCTAGTTTACTATCCTTTTCCTTACTAGACATTTCATCAAAATTGGGGTAGAGATGGTATAGTAAAGGTTCAGCGTGTATGTAAATAGAATCTGTATCTGAGTATGCTACGTAATTTTCATCCCCCTCATCACAAATCCACCAAGGTACTTCTTCTATATGCTTCATTTAAAACTTTGTATTAATATTAATAAAGGTGTTGGTGGGTCTAACGGTTCATCCTTTTTATTTATTTCAATTCCGGTGGTTCTAAGTACTTTATACTGTTTTCCCTTTAGGGTAAATGAACCCCCTTGGTGGAGCATTTTTCTAAAAAACATTTCCTGATTATTATTCCAAGTTTTACTAATTTTAATAAATTCTTTTTTGGTTGGAACTTCCCCACTGATTGATATCTTAGCACGAGGTTTTATGTACTGGTTTGCTAATGTCATATTTCTAATTTTAATTTACCTTTTATTACCTTATTTATATGGCGGTTAGCTACTAAAGCTGATTCCTGTATGATTCTGTGACCTGATAATGTGATAGCTTCACTCAATATCGCTTCATTCATCCCATATCTAAAGTTAGGTAAAGCTGTGGCACCATATAAACTATTTAGAAGAATTTTCATTGTATACTGCATTAAATGGTTATATTCACCTAATTCTGTATCCCCAGCTTTATATGCTTTTTTCATACGGTTTTTATAAATAACTCGTTCCTCAAACCATTTACTTAAAATAGCAGATAATGTAGATGTTTTATTAGTAGAGAAAAAACAACCATTAGCTGATACTGAATATTTACCTTTTTCAACTGCTTTAATAATTTTTCCCACTTCCCAATAATCCTGTACGTTCTTGCTATTTTCAAATCTTACTTTAGATTTAGGGTCCATTTCTTTTAAATCATTTAAACCTAAACGATTGTTTCTATCATCAGCATCAATTATTCTCCCTACATAAGTTTCTCTACCTATATTGATAGTCATAATGATAGAAGGGTACAATGATGTTAAATCTTCATCAAACATATATTTGTATAACCCTGCTTTAGGGCAAAATAAATAACCACCTGCATAACCTTCTTTTTTTCTAGGGTGGGTTTCTTTATTATTAGGTATAATTCCTTGGTCTAATAAATAAGCTGATATAGCTCCATCTTGGGTGAAACTATTAGAATAAACTTCACTATAATTGTGTTTACCTTTATGTGCTATATTTCTGGTTAATGCTAAGTATTGGAGTTTTTCGTCTAATTTTTGTAAAATTTCAACATCCCTAAAGTTATACTCAACAAATTTATTAATATCATCTGTGTATAAATCGTTTAAATTACCGTCATATTCAATTTTATTTATACCCGCATATTTTTCTCCAATTGAATCTAATTTCCAAGATGGTTCATCTTTAAAACTATATTTTTTATGGAGTCTCATATAGTCTAAAGACTCAATACCTACTACATCAACAGCCATCCCTTGTTTAAAAAACCATTTGCTATATTTTTTAGACTGAACCGGTTCTTTTATTTTACCATAAAGGGGAGACATTTGATCTGCTATATCTTTACCACAAACGTTACAAATTCTAAAATAAGTATAAGGGTTATCAAAGTAATCACTATTATACCCTACTAAAATATCAGGTTGTATTTTTTGTATAATTTCAACCCAGTATAATAATAATTCAGCTTCTGTTTTAAATGGTATTACCTTTTTATGGGACTTAGTATCTTTAGGTACTTGACCTTTAGGGTCTAATATTAAACACCCCCAACTATCTGATTGTTTGTGCCAAAATGCTATTGAGGTAATAGGCATTGGGGCGCTTTCAATATATTCTTCAGTTAAAGCTCCACCTATCTCACACTCAATATCATAAAATAATTCTTGATGTCCTACAGAGGGTTTATCATTTACTCCATAAGTTTCAATTAGGAACTTTTGGTGGATTTTCATATCATGGAAATGAAGATTTCTAGTATTGTTTTCAGGTCTATGTTTACTATAATACCAATTAGAAACTGGTCGTAGTTTTTCACCATTTAAACCCTTACAAGTATAATTTTCTTCATCTTCTACATATGCCTTATTTTCATAAGGTACCATTTTATGTTCACCATCTGATTCCCACAGATGCATTTCCCATACATTAGGTAATCCCTTTCTATATTTATTTCCTACGTAACATTTCTTATACATTATGCTATAACTTTTTTATCAACCCAATTTTTTTCTCCTCTAAGAATACTTAACATATTCAACATATCGTCTTTATCATAAGATTCGTAACAACAAAATACTGCATCAAATAAATAATCTTGCGACCACCAAGTCCAAATTAAAAAACGTTTACGTTTTTCAATTATGTATTTTTTATTATTACCACCTACTGCATTGTTTATAGATTCTACTAGTCTGTATTTTGCCATTATATAACTTTTATTTGTATTAAATATACGAAGGCTCCCTACGGGAGCCTAAGTTTTATATAATTGTTTCTGCTAGATAATTTCTAGATAATTCTTCAGTTGTGAAAAATTGTTTTAAGTCAGGTCTAAAATAGTTTACAGATTTCATTACTTTTTTGTCGCGTGATCTATAGACAACAAACCGTCCTGGCGCAATTTCCTCAAAATGGCAGGCCTCACCTTGTTCCTCACTTCTTTGGCTGACAGTGAGTATGGCTTCTTCTTCAGTTTTACAAGCTTTTGACATATTGCTTGCTTGTACTTCTTGATAAGCGGGCCATATCTTGTCTTTAAGGCCATGTAACATAGTACCGTTCCCAAGGGAAACATAAGCAATATCGCACAGAGCGTCCAAAACTTCCACGATGTCTCCTTTTTGGCAAGCTTCTTTATATTCTTCAAGTTCTTCGAGTACGAAGTCGTAAACAAACTCCCATTCTTTTTTTTCTGGTATTGTTGTTTCATAATTGTTAGGTTTTCCGAACGTACTATTAAATGTTTCTACTTCGTTAACAAAGGGCACGTCGGCTTTGTTAAATAGTTCTAATTGCTTTCCCATTAGCTTATTACTTCTAAAAATTTTGTTTTCTTTACTTCTACAACTCTAAAATTAGACATACCTTCATTATGTTTGTACATCTTAGCTTCTGCATCCGTTGCCGATACTGCTACTACTAAATATAATTCAGTAGTCTTTTGTATTCTACCTCTTTCGTTTTCAAATTCATTTTGAACTTTTACTTGCCAATATTCCATAATTATTTATATTTATTAAATTTAAATTCTTCCATTTTTTTACCTACCATATTAGTATTTTCTTTAGGCATTGTCAACCCCCCAATATAGTTACCATCTGCTAGATGAAAAAATTCATCTTCAGATTTATAAAACTCCTCTAATTCATCTCTTCTTTCCTTAGCACCATTAGCTAGATAATCCTGAATAGGTTTTGAATTTTTAGTTTCCCAAGGATAAATTAACCATTCATCTCCTTCATGTATATCCGCCCACATATTAGGTTGAAAACATGATGTGTGGGGTTTATAATGTAATACTGCTGTCCAAACACCTGGGGCTTTTTCTAATGTAACTCCTGAATCACATATATCGTCTACTACTAAAGTATTGGGTAAAATAACATCGGTATAAGGTAAACCTAATTTATGTGATATTAATACTGCGGGGATTAATCCCCCTCTAGCGATACCATGAACTGAATCTATATTAGGTTGGTCAAATCTAATTTTATTACATAAATCACCAACCGCATCATTCACATCATCCCAACTAAGATATATTTTATTGTCTGCTTTTAATGCCATATCCATTATATATTATGTCCTCCATTGTTAATTTTAAGACTATCAAAAAATTCTTTACGAGCTAGGTTAGTATTATCTTTAAATACACCTGATGCTTTGGTAGTTACCATTGCAGCACCTTGATGTTTAACTCCTCTACATGAAACACAATTATGTGTTCCAACTATAGTAACAATAACACCTTTATTACCCTCAGTAATTTTTTCAACTGCATTATGGATAGCGGATGTTAATTGTTCTTGAATTGCTCCTCTTCTACCAAATAACTCCACAATTCTATTTAGTTTAGATAAACCAATAACTTGACCCTCTTCTCCTGCTATGTAACCAATATGAACAACACCTCCAATTGTTTGGTGGTGGTGAGAACACATTGAAGTTAACGGTATATTACGTTCTATAATAATACCATCATAACCATCTGATGGGAATGAAGTAATAGGAGACATTTGAGTGTATCTACCAGCCCATAAATCGTTTACATATGCCTTAGCTACACGTTTAGGTGTTTCAGCTGAATTTGGGTCATTTTTCCAATCACATTTTAATGCAGTTAAAAAATTACCAAACGCCTCAGTTGCGTCTTCAATCATATGTTGTTTTTGTAAATCATTTAATGGGAAACCTGGTGCTACACCATTTGCGAATCCTTCTGTTACCACTTCTAACTGTTCGTGGAGTTTTCTACGTTTGTTCATTTATATAACTTTTTATTTTATCAATTAAAACTAACACCTCGTCTGGTTCCATAGTTATAGCACAACAGACGTTGATATTTTCTTCTATTTCCTCTAATATACGAAGAGCTTCTTGCTTATCCAC